CATCCAGCTGCACGAATACGCCATTCTCATCATCGAAATATCCGATCCTCTTCACCACTCCTGCAGTGGCAGCTCCCAGATTGCCGGTGAGGATCACCAGCTGGCTCTTGCCTGGCTGGTATCTCATATAGGCTCTGCTCTGCCTGATGATGGAATCCCCAGCTGCCACTGAGAAATCAACCTGAGCCTTTGCCTGAGAGAAGGAAGCTGCACCGGTGCCGGTGGCCTTCTCTACCCAAAGCAGAGGATTAGCATCATACTCCATCTGGGAATCAAAGAGAGTGGTGGGATCGCTCACTCTGAGCCTTGAGAAGGCATCAGAGGCCCCACCAGTAACCGAATTGAGCCCTATCGATGGCTCTATGTGCTGGCTTCCAGCACTCAACCAGCTCTGAACCAAGCCACTCCATGGTACAGGAAGTGCCATTATGCCCCCTTATGCCTCAACTGCTGCTAAATACACTGTATGGGGCTCAAATCCATCTGAGAGGCCCTTCCAGTGCTCTCCCAAGGGCGATAGCTGCCCACCCTGGGTGAATAGGTTACTATGGTGCCACTCTTGCCACAGGCACCAGCTGGAAAACCAGAAGGCACCCAGCAAGATGCTGGAGCTGGCCACCTTGGCTGCCAGATGATCCATGAGGGCCTTGCCGCTCTCGATATCAGAGCCCCAATGGGCCACCTCACTCAGTATGATAGGCCTGCCCATGCCCTGCCTGCTGTGCCAACTCTCCACCCACCGCCATATTTCCTCAAAGTGCTGAGGATCGGGCTGGAAGTGGATATGCAGGTGCCAGAAATCTGGGGTGAGCAGCTGGCTGAAACGCTCCAGCCAAGCCTTGCCATCTGGTGTGGCCACATTGCAGCCTGGTGCAGCCCACGCTGGGGCATGGATCATCCACTTCTCACAGAAGGGGATGGTATCCCATACCACCTCATTGGCTTGATCCCCATGCTCAGGCTCATTGCCCACCAGCCAGAGCCTCTCAGGCCCCCTCTTGGCTGCCTCAAGGGCCTTGAGAGAGTGCTCACCGGTGATCTGATAGCTCATGGGCATGAATAGCTCATCATCCAGGTGATTATACTGCCAATCCATGATGGTGGCCCTGGGGAATGCTGCCCTGGTATTGCCATAGGGAGCTCCCCAGATGCTCAGCTCATCATTTTGCCATGGGTGGCCCACTCCCAGGAAGGGTTCGAGCTTGATCCTCATCAGGCCTGGGCCACCTCAATTAGTCCCCTGGCCTCAAGCAGCAGGGCATAGGGAGTCCATATTTGCTCCACAGCACTCTTCAGCTGGGCATCTGTGACGCTCTCATTCATATCCTGGTTGAGGGTGAGCAGTGCCAGGGCCAAATCCTGGGCAAATGCACGATAGGCTGAGAGGGTGGGGCCAGCATATGCCAGCATGGCCATCCTCAGATCGTGATTGGGCACACCTGAGCCCTCACCGTACACCTCATCACCCACATCTGCCACCGCCACAGCCAGCCTCTTGGTGAAGTCTGGATCGAGTGCTAGTGTAAAAATCTCTGTATAGCTCTGTGCCATGATCTTATCTCCCTATGGTTTAATCGCCAGTAGCATACTGCCTGATGCACCGCTGTATTGCTTGTTTGATGTAATATCTCCCGTTGGGCCAGCCTTCTCGAATTGCTTTGCTATAACGTACAATACGATATTCCCTGTGCTACTTACAGCTGCGATTTGCTCCCATCCCGCTGGCCAAGTTTTGACATCATTCCCATCACCGTACAAAGCCAGTAGTAAATCAAAATCTTGGGTGGTGGTGATCCCAGAAGCCACCATTAGCCCCCCTGAGGCCAAATAGGCCACCGCAGATGAGCCATCGATCCCGCTGGCACCTGTAAATAGCATAATCATGCCTGGGAAATTGTTTACCGCACCATCGCGAGTGAAATCATAGTATGAGGGCTCTGAGTTTGCCACTCTATACCATGCCCCCATGGCTGGGAAGCTTCCATTCCCAAACTGTATCTGAGTCCATCCCGCCGGTGCCGTGATGGTAGAAGTGGTAACCGTTGTACCAAGGAAAGCCACCAGAAGATCGCCATCTTCATGGGCTGAGGGCACGTAGATTCTGCAGGTAGTGCTGTAATTGCTTCCCTTATAGTTGACTGTTGAGAAAACTGGCCCAGGCCACCCACCCACGCTCAGCCTGGTGCCTGGAGTGCCCATCTGCCTGCTTGGGAGCAGAATGCCTGGAGTTCTGGGCCTTCCAATTATGCTCATCTTATATCCCCTGTGCCATGAGTGTGCATATTAACGCCAGATCGCTATCTGAGATCGCTGGCTGGTATATGGCAAAATCCTGCACATTGCCCCTGATGAGATTGGCACCACCGGTTTCATGGCCCAGCTCCAGAAGGGGTGGATCATAGCCTGCAGTATATGCCAGCTGCCCCGTTACTTTCACGCCACCCTGCCAGCCATACCCATTGCTGATGGCTGCCACTCCGTTATAATTGGAGCCCAGCACCGAAACCACACCCCCCTGGGCGAATACGCCACCATCTGGCCTGTACCCATGCCGCTGGGTGCCATTGGTGAGCAGCCAGAAGAATCCCCTGCCAAGGTATTCAGTATACCTGAGCACCACGGTATAATCCTGGCTATCTGGCACATTAAATCCAGTTTCCAGGTAATCATCAAGGCCATCAAAGATGAGCCCATCTGTGGCATTCCACTGGGGCGATCCCTGGGGAGTGGATGATACGATAGGATTGGCCAGGTTCACATAGCTGGCCTCTTGGCTTTCTGCCCCAGCAAATCTATGGGCCACAGTGGGAGTGGCCACCTCATGCCAGGGCACCACCTCTCCCCCCACGCTCAGCCTGGTGGAAGGCACCCCAATCTGCCTCTGGGCCACTGGGATGCCCTGCTGGCTTCCCAATCTTTGCATATCAATTGGCCCACTGGTATTGCATATCAGCAGTGGCAGCTTCCTCAATTACCTTGATCACCGTATCATCACCAATGGGGATCGTGATCGGTGGATCGCCAGCCTTGATCTGGAAGCCCTTGCTGGCTGTGGGCACGGTGCCATCCAGAGTGTATCTGATATTCTGCTCAAGGGCCTGGATCAATAGCTTCACTGAGCCTGTGGCTGGGGTGAGAGTCACAGCTGAGCTGATATCCACACCATCAGAGTGGCTGCCCACAGGATTAAGCCATAGGGAATCCTGGATGGTGGCCATATAAGTTCTCTTGCCCATTTTATGCTTCCTCTCCTGCCCCTGGGGGCTCTAAATCGAAATCTGTGCTCTCTATGATACCATCTGGCTCTGGTGAGCCATCGATGCCAGCCACTTGCTGGGGCTCCAGCAGGCTCTTTACCCCCATTCCATCCTTGGTGAAGGCCAGGGGCTCAAAGCCATTGGCCAGCAGGGCCTCAGAAGCCACTGCAGCCGCTCTGTTGGCCTCTTCCCTGCTCAGTGGTGTAGTCAAGGCCTGAGGGAATGGATAGCCCAGCAGGAGCTCACCATCCTGCTCAGTGAGGCTGTGGATGTATACCACCACCTTATACTCCCCAGGCTCTGGGATCGGTGGGTTTGTATACTCTCCACCGGTGATGTATGGCAGATATATCTGGCTCATCCTGTGATCTCTGCCTTCTCTCTTCCAGCTCCAGAGTTGTATAGCCATGCCCTCTGGGCATCAGTGAGCATGGCCCCCTTGCAATATATCAGGTGCCTCATGCCACCAGCCCATGGCTGGGCAAGATCATTCCTGGTGGCACCCAAGAGCAAAGCAGCATCAGGGGTATTTATGGCACCACCAATATTGGCCCACACCACATCACCATCATTGTATGCAGCCCCGATCTTGTTGTTGGTTGGATCGTACAGGGCAAACACAAGCACCCACTGGCTGCCATCGATAGCACTCCATGGATCAGGAGATGCAGCAGCTCCCCAGCCCAGCACCCCCTGGTATATCGTGGGAGTCCAGGATGCTGCATTGCCACCCTGATTATATGTGAGGGCCAGGAATTGGCGATCAGCCGAATCCGATCCAGTTCTCACGGCAAAGATGCTGCAGAGGGCTGCTATATTCTTCTTTGCCCATATGGCCCATGTGAAGGCCTGAGATGTGCTCACAGCCAGCCCTGGTGTGGTATCAACTGATTGCAGGAGCTGGGTGCCATCAAAATCAGTGTAGGCATCGAATGTGCCATCAGATGCCAGAGTGGGAGTGCCAGCATAATTTTCGAGTGTGATGGCAGGTGAGCCCAATACATCATCTTTGTTGGCACCGGTGGCCTCATCAAGTGGCCAGAAGTTTGTAACGGCTGCCTGCACCAGGCTCTGCTGGTATGCATCATCATCTGCAAATGAAGTGCTGGGAGCCCTTCCTGGCTTCACCACTGCATGCAAGGCTGTGAGATAGCTCTGCATATCGCCCACGCTCTCCACAGCCCACCAGAGGCCCTCAGAGGCCACCAGGGAGCTCTCAGCCAGTGTGGTGCCATAGGGCATCACCAAATCCCAGAGAGCATCACCTCTCCACTCCACGCCATTCACTATGGCAGCCTCTGGGTATCCCTGCCTGCTCAGCCTCATGGCCACAGTGCCCTGGCCAATATACTGATCCTTGATGCCACCCAGCCCATCTGTGACGGTGCCCAGGGCAAATATGGTGCCCACCTGGGGCAGGTGATCATCTTCCACATCTCTCATGGCTGTGAGTTCTGCTGCAGTGAGGCTCATGGCAGGAAATCACCTCTCTCATACTCTGCCCAGGAAGCTCCACCACCCACGCCAGGCAGAGTGCTCTCATTCTCGAAATTATCAGCAAGGGCCATGCAGTGATCATACCACTGGGCCCTGGTGTAGGATCGGTTCTCGATAGTGAAATTGTAGTATGCTGCCACCTTGCCTGCCATCTCTCGCCAGGCCTGGCTTGCTGCATAGTTGAGATCATAGGCCCTGCCATCGAGATATCTGGCTGAGCCCTTCTGATCATTGTCAAAGGTGATGATTCCCCTCAGGAAATCGATACTGAGATCACTGGTGAGGGCAGTGCCCTGGCTATCGTGCAATCTCCAGGCAGCTGCACCGGTGGCTGATCCCTCAAGATTCTGGTATGGGGCCTGGTATATCTTATATACAACGGTGCCATCGATCTGCTGATCCTGTATGGTGAGCCCCTGGTGGAAGAAATCCAGCCTGCTATTATCCAGGATCACCTGCAGCCGATCATCTGTGAAGTATGCTGAGCCCGAATCATCCACCATCGATCTCAGCTGGCTGATCAGATCAGCCATACCATCTCTGGCTGCCATCTCACTCCCCCTTATGCAGAGAAGGGGTGGGCAGATCGCCCACCCCATTCATCACTTATCATCCTCATGCAGGCTTGGGTTATCCCTTGCCATACACGAAATCGATATCAACCAGCATGGCTGCAAATGTGCCGGTGCCTTCCTCATTATACTTCAGAGTGAGCACCTCATTGGCTGCCAGCTCTTCTGATCCAGCAGTGAGGCTGAAGGTTTTGGGTGTGAGCCCTGTCCATCCAGCCGTGCCCCCAATGGTGCCACTGATGAGGGTGGTGGCTGTGCCTGCAGTGCCACCATTCACCAGGGCCACATCAAAGTAGTTCACAGTGCTGGCTGCCACGTCATTAGCCGTGACTGCCTTCACCTGGTGGATTTCCACTGCAGCAGGGGCAATGAAAAGTGGCAGGTAATCATCTGCAGCTGGATCGTGATCCACATACACTGCCACCTTCTGCCTGATATATCCCTGAAACATTATGTACCTCTCTCTCTGGGAAATCCCCCAGGGCCTCAGCCCCAGGGGAGCCTATTCATCTCTCAGCTGAGCCTATGTGGGCTCAGTAGCATCAGCAGTGTATGCCACGCCAAAGGTATCCCGCCTGATAGCATAAGCATATCCAGCACTGATGTTGAGCTCCCAGGCTCTCAGGCTGGCATCACGCTCAGGCTCAAGCATGGGAGCCTTGCGAGAATCAAAGGCCAGGGCCTGTGGGCTGAAGATAGCAGATACTGCATCAGCAGATGCATCCACTGCGATATTCGCATTCACAAACCACTGGGCATTGATCCACTGGCCCACAAAGAAATCCATGAGTGCACGGTTGGCAACCTCACCCAGGAGCACCTTTGTGGCAGCAGGCTGCCCCAGCTCCACCCAGATATCATGCCAGTGATATGGGTGCAGCACCACATAGATCGGATTGGGGGTTTTCGCATTTCTCAGCACCGAAATGCCAGCTGCAAAGGTGGCGATGGTGGCACTAGAGCCAGCACCAGCACCCTTATCAGTTGAGAAGCTGCTGAAGAGCCCCACAATATCAGTATCGATCTTGGTGGCCACAGCATTGCCCAGCTCTTGGCTGGCATCACGCTGTGCATCATCAGGATCGGTTTCGATACGCCGATCTGTGAGAATCACCTGTGCCATCACCTCACCTGGGGTGAGTGTGGCCAGCACAGTCTTGGTGAATTCGGTGGCATTACTGTAATCCACGCCTTCACCCACTGCCTCAGCACTGATCTCAGGATATACGCTTACCTTCCTGGCCATCCACCCTCTTGCAGAGTAGTTGGTAACCAAGGAAGTCATCATATTACTCTCTCTCGCTACAAAGAGAGCATCCTCAAAGATCGAGTTGAAGAGGCTATTCAGAGATGTAACCGTACTCAGAGCCATGATCTCTCCATCCTCTCATCATTTATGCCCCGCTATGGGGCCTCATGCCACTCTTGGTGGCTCCCTATTCAACTTCCTGGGGCATCTTTACACCTGATCCACCCCAGAAACTGGTGTGCCCTATGCCAAAGTAATCAGCAGCTCTCTGCTCATCAGTTCTCTCTGGCACTGCACCAGGTGCAGCCTGTGGTGCATTCACCGGTGCCACCTTGGGCACTGGCTTTGCTCCAGGCTTCTGCACCAAGCCTGGATACTTCTGGGCCAGGGCCTGCACAAGCTCATCAAGATTCACGATCCTGCCATCTTCATCTCTCACAAAATCGTTTTGATCGATGAGCTTCACAGCCGCATCTGGCTCCATGCCCACCGCCACAGCTGATGCTGTGATGGCCTGGCTGGTTGCAAGCCTCTCTGAGTGGCTCTTCAGCTCCTGGTTTTCACGCTCCAGGGCCTCAAGCCTCTCAGCTTGCTTCTCAGCCTCACTCTTCTGGGATTCCTCAATTTTCTGGAGCTTGCTCTTGAGAGAATCATAATCCTTGAATTTGGCTCTCTCAGCTTTCACCCGATTGCCTATCATGGCATCGAGTTCATCCTGGGTGAGTGTGAGCACTCCTGGCCCCTGGCCCTCAGCATTTGCGCCATTTTCGGCTGGCTGAACCTGTGGCTGAGAATCCGGTGGCTGCCCTGTGGGCTGAGTGCGATCCACACCATGGTGAGCATCTCCTGCAAACTTCACGGTTTCGGGCTCTTGGGCCTGCTGAGCATTGCGATCCACTTGCTGCCCTGCGCTGGGCTGCCCCTGGCTGCTCTGGCCACCACCCGCTCCCGCTTCATCTGCCTGCCATCTGATCAAATCCCTGTATCGCATGAATCTTCCCTTCTGATCGCCCTTTACGGTGGGCTGAACCTATGCCCCGCATGGGAGCCATCCCTTTGGATGAGAGTTTTGGTGGCATTTAGGCCAGCCACCAGGGCCATAGTATATCTTATCCACTCCCCATTCTGGGGTTGTTCACCGTGAGAACCAAGGTGATGAAAAATGCCATCATCGCCAGTGCTGCCAGCATGATGATATTTTTCTCGCCATGCACCATGCCGGTGCAATCGATCCCGCAATCTGGCTGGCTTACTACCTCAAGAATTGGGCCTTGCATCTCTTCACACTCACACATTATCCTGCGATCCTTCCTTGGTTTGGGAGCTGTAAGGCCACCAGAATGGCCCCAGGGCCCCTGTGTTCTCACTCAAAGCCATCCCCAGTATGATACCCCCTGAGGGTGGCACAGTCAAGCTATGGGCCCCTGTGAGGCCCTGCAGTGGCATGGGAATGGCCCTTGATGAGCTCATGGCCCACCCCTGCCGGTGCACTGAGGCCATGCCTCTTGCCCACCTCAGCCCACCACTGGGCAAATTGGGTGGGCAACAATATCCTTCTCTCTGGCTCACCCTCAGCCTGGGGCATGGGGGCTCCCATCTCCCAAAGATCGTGCAGTTCCTTCCTGGCCCACTCCTGCCCTGCCAGCAAGGGCTCCAGGGCACGCTGTATCTCTTCCCAGCTCACGATCCTGGGCTGCATATCTTGGGCACTGATCAGCTGTGGCTTCTGGTACTCACTCATCAATTGGCTGCCTTCCTCTGGTTTTTTTGTTGCCCTTGGGTGGAGTGTGCATGATGATCCTGCCACCATACTGCTCCAGGTATATGCCCATCTCCAGGGCCCTATCAAACGGTGGTATCCCAGTGGGTGGCTTATATGAAAGCCACTTGAGTATCTCACTCCTGAGCCCCACTGGCACAGTGGTGATATCGCCAGAATCCTGGATCACCACCTTATTGCCACCTCTGGTATGGGTGAGGCTCTGCTCACCGGTGGCACTCAGCCACCTCATGATCACCATTATAGCTCACCCCCCATCCAGCTCACGATAAAATCAAAGTATTCAGCATCACTCTGGGCGAATTTGAGAGGATCATTGTACAGGGCCTGCACCCCCATGGTGATCACCTCATTGCTCTTTGCCACCTCAGGGTAGCCCTCATTGGCATATGCCCTGATAGGCTCTGTGAGCCTGCTGGGGTTCTTGGGATCGGTGTATAGCCTGCCAGCATATGAGCTATAGAATTTGTCTTTGATGCACCACTCATCTCTGGGCCCATAGCCTTCCAGATCATAGAAACTCTCGATCTCATAGTTGGCTGTACGGTTATTGTAGAATCTCTGCCTCTTCCTGGCATACTCCAGGCCCCTGGTGCCTTCCATATTGTGGGTGAATTCGTGCACGATCACATCCATATCTTCACCCTTGGCCACTGAGATGGCCCCCTGATGGCCACCATATGAGAAGGCCCTGCCGGTGGTATTCTTCTCTATCCTCACATTTGCCACCTGGTGATCATCATCGAATCTCACTTTCAACCTGCTCCTGAGCCAATCCCTGGCACTCTCCATCCTCTTTACGGTGGCCTTGGTGGGGTTTGGATTCTTATATGATGCATTCATGCTGGTGGCATATGTGATCTCCAGGCCCATCTGATCCTTCTTATCGTATGTTGGGATCAGCTTCCAGCCCTCTCTTTGCCTCTTCCTCTCTGCCTTCTTCATGAGGCTGGCTGCCACGTCCACCTCATCACTGGCAGCAAACATCTCTTTTCTGAGTGCTTCCTGCCTCTTGAGGATCGCCTGATATTGTGGGGATTCATAGCTGTACTTCTCCCTCACAGCTTTGCTTTCATCGTATGATTTCCAGAGGGCATCACTCTTCTCTCGATATACAGCAGCTGCCTGATCTTTGCGCTGGCTGGCTGCCTCATAATCTGCATTGGCCTTGAGCACCTTCTTATTCTTGAGCAGCTTCTCTCTCACACTGGCCCCATGGGCTGTGGAGTAATCCAGGGTTTGATCTCCCCCCTGGGTGGGCTTCACACTTTGTTTGCCCATCGCCACATTGTGCAGCTGCTGCTTGAGTGTGCCAGGTGGGATGGGGCGATCCTTGCCCAGGAGCTTATACACTGGAGTGGGCACCCTCATGGGCCCCCATACTTCATTCTCATGGCTGCCCACCATATCACTGAATTTCACCTTCCTGGTGATCCAGAGCTGGTGCCTTGCCGCTCCCATGATATCCTTCTGATCCTCATATGAGAGCCTATTGAATATGGTTTCACCAGGCTCCACCACAGGATTATTGAGCCCCAGTGGGCCAGCCAGGATGGGGATCATCATGCATCTGCCATTGTGGTGATCATTAAGCACCTCATCATTCAAGTGATGAGTGCCGTGCATGGCCCAGCAGCTGATGCAGGTACGCTTATCTGCAGCACTCTTCCATATCCAGCCACCCACCACATCATTATTGGCCACAAAGTTGGCCCTCTGGGCCTCTCGATAGGCATACAAATGGGCAGTTCTGGCCAGTGTGAGGCTCTGCTGGAGCCCCCAGCCCAGGGTTTTCTGCAGCTCCCTGCCCACCACGTTGGGATTCTGGCCCAGAGCCAGCCCAGTGGCTATCCTTCCCAAGGCCTGATCTGCCACCTGTACGCTATAAAATTGCTCTATCTTCTCTTGCAGGGCCTCTCCCTCAGCAAACATCCCAGCTGCCACTTCCAGAAGATCGGTATTCACCATATTCCAGCCGATCCCAATGGCCTCTTGGGCATCCTCATCATCTGGGAAATAGGATTTCACCAAATCAAGGGCATGCCTGCCCCCATCCTCAAGCCCACGCTCCCACTCTGCTTTAGCATCCACGTAGCTGTATCTGGCGTATTTATTGCCAGCCACCCTCAGCTGCTGCTCAAGCCTCTGGTATTGCTCCAGCCTGAAGAGCTGGGCCTGGGTGATCCTCTTCCCACCCTTCATCTGCTGCTCAAGTTGCTTCTCAAGCCGCTCACTCTGCTTGATGGCTGCAGCATATGTTTGCCGGTATTGTCTTACCTGCAGAGCTGCCTGGCTGGGATCGTACATAGCCAAGTATTGCCGGTGACGATCAGAAGCCAGCAGCACAGGGTGGCTATATTTCGTGGTTTTATCTGTGGAGGCCATCAATTATCCCTCACGGTGGGCAAGATCACCTCAGATACCTGATCCACCAGCATCTGGGTATACTGGGCCTGCAGCACAAGCCAGGAAGGCACACTCAGCATAAAACTGGGCTTGCTCCCCCTGGCAGATGTGATCATGATACGCCAGGCATCATTGGGCCTCTTGCCATCTTCCCAATGCACTGTATCTGCACCTGCACCATCGAGCCAGGCCAGGCTCACACTGCCCAGCCTGAGCATCAGGTGGCTATCCTTCACCAGATAGGGGCTGATCTTGGCTGTAACCTTCCCCTCTGGTAGTGGCACTGTGGGCACTGGGCTCCCCTTCCTTGGCCAGCCTGAAGCCACCGGTGGATAGTATCTTGATGAGCTCCTGGGCCAGGATGGGCAGCAGGAGCTTCATGAGGGTGCCCAGAGGGCCATTAAGCAGCTCATTCAGCTGCTGGGCCAGAGTATCATCTTCCTGCTCTCCTGGGAGCTCCAGAGCCATCTGGAGCATATCCTTCTGGCTCTCCACAGCCTCAAGAAATGATAGTGCAGGCACCTTGAAAGCCACAGGTATGCTCTCGCCCTCTTTGAATGGCACCATCTTCCAGCCCGTGGGCACCCAGGCAGCCTCTGCAACTTCATCCAGCACGATGAAATCCCAGGCATTCTCTGCTGGATCGTAGTCCAGCACCAGCTCATCAGCCCAGAAACGAATACCCCTATCTTCCATTTCTCACCTTCTCATGGTTGATCATAGAATTCAGCTCTTCCAGTGCGATCTCCAGCTTGGCCACCTCAGGCATCAGCTGGCACCTGGCACAGGTGCACTCTTCTGGGTGAATATGCCGGTGCACATCGATGCAGATACACTCAGGCATCACATCAAGCAGCTCCTGGGATGCCTTGAGCACCTCTCCCACCTGTGCCATCATCCTGATCATAGCTGGGCCCCCTGGCCCTGCTCAAAGGCTGTGATGAGGGCCTGGCCCAGAGTATCATTCAAGGTGGCCTCTTGGCTTACCCTGGCCTTTTCAACGTCCCAATCTATGCCCCTTCTCTTGGCGATCCTCTCCCTGCTGGAGAGCTTAGCATCCAGCTCAAAGGCATCACGGTTTGTATCTTCCTGGGCATTCGGTGGCAGAGGATCGCTCCAGTGGAGTATAGTTTCCACATCTTCACCCAGGCCCATGAGCTCAGCCCCACGCTTGTTGATCTCCACTATGGCCTGGCCATAGGTGTTCCTCTTCATCTCAGTTTTATCCAGGAGATCGCCAAAGAGCACCCTGAGGGCGAATCCACTCTGGGCCCCAATCGCCATCCTATCAGGATCGCTCTCAGGCACCTGGGTGATATCAGCAAATGAAGTTCTCAGGAATCTCAGGAGCTCAAAGCTGCTGCTCATCTCCTGGGCCATCTCCAGCACCCCCATGCTGGCCCAATCCTGGCTGCTCATGGCAAACTTGCTGCCATCCATGGGGATATCATTCTTGCCGAATCCCTTGGCCCAGGGCTGGGGATGGGCATATATCCTGGTGATCCTCATCAGATTGCTGGCCACTTTATTGATGGCATCATTCATATCAGCATCTTCCAGATCACTGATGCCATAGAATGAGTTTGGTGCAGGGAGATTCTTGATGGGCACGATATATGGCCATTCGTATGGCCACTGCTCAGGCTCTTCCACCACCACCCACCTGCCCCGCTCCAGCTTCTCTGTGAATGTAGTCCAGAAGCCAGTGGTTTCTCCTGGGCCCTCTTCAGTATCCTCAGCCACTTCCAGAGTGTGGATCATACGGTGGGCACTGCCATTCTTCATGTACCTCAGCTCATATGCCCACACCTGATCCACATCTGTGGGATTCCAGTGAGGGATCACAAAAGCAGGATCGAGATTCACCAGCCTGGGTGGCTCTTCCTCTCCCTGGGGCACCAGCTGCACATAGGCTGTGCCGGTGATGCCACCATTCATGGCCACCTCTTGCAGGAATTGGCCCTGCCACTCTTTGCTCACCCACATCTCAGCCAGAGAGGCCTCTGCAGGGCTCTCAGCACTGCTCAGCTCCCCATCGATGCCCTCAGGTATCTCCCAGCTGATGGGTTTGCCGAATAGGAAGGCCACCCCTTTATTCACCACCTTCCTGGAGATATTGATCACCAGGTTATCATCTGGGCCTTCACCGCTGGGGCCCATCCTTCTCTTCAGGTGCTTTCTGTGCTCCCCAGCATAATATTTCCTGAGCAGCTGCACCCTCTTGATGTGATCCTTCTGCTCTGAGCTGAGCCCAGTGTATATGCTCATGGGGCTGCCAGGATCGGTGGGGGCAGCTCTCCAGTTACTGATGGCTGCCTCTGCAGCCTGGTTAAGTCTCTCCCACAATGTGGCCATCTTCCACCTCTCTCATGCTCTCTGGGCCCCCACAGGGCTCACCATAGTACATTCTCAGCCAGCTCAGGCACATCTTTGCTTTGCCATACCATCAAGGCCCTGGCGATTACGGTATCATCGTGCACGCCTTCCACTCCAGAATACTTGATCCTGCCGGTGGATGCATCTTTGGTGGCCTCATATGCCTCAAGTTCAGCATTCCACACTGGATCATCTTGAAATTGCCACTCGCCCTGCTCCATTGCCAGCACCAGGCTCCTGATGAGTGGCCCCTTGCTGGTAGCTGTAGTTTGGAAGCCCATGAGCTCAGTGCTGAGCCTCTCCGTAGCCAGATCGCTCTCAAGCTGCTCCATTACTGGCTCACCTATCGAGTTGAGCTCACCCAGCATCACCTGGGGCTGCCAGGCCTTCAGGGCTTCCATCAGCCACCCTCTCTGGATCGTATACCCCACTTTGTTGAAGCGATCACGGTAAACTTCATGCCCACAGGTGGCACAGCCAATCGAGATGGCAGAATAATCCTGCTGGTTTGCCCAATCCACCCCAGCCACCAGGAGATGCCCATCATGATCCTCAGGCCTGGTATCGAGTGGAGCACCCAGGGCCAGCCTTCTGAACACTGCACCGGCATTATCGAGAAACTTGGCGAGAATCTCCTGCTGATAATCCTCTTCTGTCATGTCCTCAGTCAGCTCATCCAAGGCTTCCCCATCGAGATGAGGATTCTCCAGAGAAGAGAAGTGCCATGCACCCCACCTGCCACGATCATCTGCAAGAGCTCTTTGATATAAGGCATAGGCATGATTCTTCCTGAACGGTGTGAAGATAAAGATCGCATCCCCACCATTATCGAGCAGCATGGGGGCACCCACCTGGCCCCAGGCCTCATACTTCATGAATGAAAACTCATCAAGGATGAGCAGATCGGCATAATCACCTCTCAGGGAGTTGGCATCATGTGCGGTTTTGCACCTGATGAGCCCACCGGTGGATGGCATCCTCAGAAGCCTCTCCGTTTCATTCTTCAGCACATCACCAGAGCTGATGAGAGGCTGCAGGTAGTGCACCACCTTCTCCCAGAAGGCATTGGTTTGGAAGGCAGTGGGTGCAGCTTCCAGCACCCTCTTCCCGCTCAGGAGCCCCTTGGTGGCCACCACTCCTGCACCAGTGGTTTTGCCTGAACGCCTGCCAGCCACCAGCACCTTCCTCTTTGCCTGGCTGGTTACAAATGGCAGCTGGGCAGGATGGGGCCTGGGCAGCCACAGATCAATTTGCCGCTGTGGAGTGCTCAGCACTCATGCTCTCCCCTGGTAGCTCTTCATTGTAGTGCACATTCACCCTGAGATCAGCCACTTCCAGCTGCTGGGGAGCATCGATGCCCAGGAGCTTGGCTCTGCGATCCTGAATCTTCAGCATTCTATCGATGGCAGCCAGATTCCCGCCCAGCACTTTATCCCAGATCGCCAGATCGGCCTCTTTTAGCCTCTCCAGTTCTATCTCCCTAATGGCCTCTGCACTCTCATGAGCTTCCTCTCTCAGCCTGGCCAGCTCAAACGCCACATCTTTGTGGGCTGTGCGATCACTCCAGCTCCTGGGCAGGGCATCAGCACCAAAGTGCTCCAGTGCAGCCTTGGCAATCTCTGCATATCTCGCCCCACTCATCCTCAGCTCAAGCACAAAGGCCCTGCGCTGGGCCACTGCCACCTGCTGTGGAGCAGTTTTGCTCTTGGTGCCCATGTTCCCCCCTTCATTGTATACCCTTAGCGTGATCTTATCTTCTGGCCACACTCTGGGCAGTATTCATCCTCTTCCTCACCGGTATCCTCACCTTTGTGCTGCATGGCTCCCAATACCCTGGCCATGCTCTCTGCCTTTGCCTTCACGCTGTGCATCACAGCCTTGATGGCTCCCTGGGCCAGATCGCCTGCACGATTAATCAGGGCCTGAATGTGGGTGGGCTCAGGTATGGCCATCTCAGTGATGGCATCGAATGTGAGAAGGGCGAGAGCTTCCTCTTCATCAGAGAGCTCTACCTGCACATAGGGCACCATCTCATCCCCATGCTGCATGGCCTGCCAGATACGCTCATGGCCATCCAGAAGATAGCCAGAGCTCACATTTTCGATCACCGGTGCAATCCATCCCAGAGTTTCAAGGCTCTCAGCCACAGCTGCCCTCTGCAGCTCAGGATGCTGCCTGAAATTCTCAGGATGGGCCATGAATTCGCTGGCTGGCTTCACGCCAGAGCCCACGATCCTCACCCGATCATCCATGAGGCACTTCTCTCTTCAGGAAATTCTCAAGATAATCACTGAAACCCACCTGGGTGGCTATATCATAGGGCTCAGCATCAGCATCACGCCACCACTCACCACGCTCTGCATCGAAATGATAGAATCTCCTGGGATACGATCTGGGCCAATACTTCACATCTGCTGGGTTATAGTCCCTGCCCAGATATACTCTGCCCTCAGGTGGCTTCTCACAGGGCTCTTCCTTGGGCCCATACAAACCCAGGGCCTCACCCATCGTGTATTCTGCAGGGCCATCAGCTGGGCCCATCATATCTCCCAAGTATGCCATATATGGATCATCGAGTTCATCGCCAAGCTCCACCCACTCATCTGGAGTGAGCCCGTAAAGATTATCAGCCCCAGGCAGATTGGCTGTGAGCTCTTTGCTTACCTGCCCAAATACCCAGAGGATCGCCCCGTAGAGAGCCAGCATTCCAAGCAGGAAGCCAGCCATGAGGCCCACTATGCCCTGGATCATGCTCATGGCTGCGCTCCCCCCTCAGCTGCCAGCTCTGCCAGCCTGATCAGGAAATCATACAGGGCATTCACCTCTCCCCGAAACATAGCCATTCCCAGCAGGATGGCGATTACCAGCACGATCACGATAGTGAGAAGTGGCTGGCTCTTCAGATACTGCCAAATCCCCTCAAATATGCTCATGGTAGCACGCTCCATTAAGTATGCAGCTGGGCGAATTCTGCCACAGCTGGTGGGCATCGATCCAGGGTGGTATAGAATGCAGTTTCTGGCTCAGCCCCCCTGGCGATCTCAAGCCAGAAAATTTCGGCAAGCAGCATAGCATCATGATGCTCTATCTCTTCCATGAGGGTGATCACAAATGGCACCACGCCAAGCAGATCACCGATCCACTCACTCTCACAGCCATCCAGCACAGCCACCTGCACATCTTTCATCTGCTCAGATAGCCAGAGGCCAGTGGCTATACCATCAGCAAATTCTGCCCCATCTGGGCCCATGT